ATCCGTTAAAGGATCCTGTCATTGCCGAGCGCCTAAGCTAGCCCCAATGACATCTGGCACACTTCCATTTAAGGAGTGCACCGCTGCCTTCATTAAACCCAACATTGGTTTGAAGGCTCAAACGTGTCGACAGTGCCATCGCGCTGCCATCGACACAAGAGAGACCATATCCAATGGCCTCAGACTTATTCGGATCAAGTATGGACTTCCATACGTTGAGTTACCGGATCTGAGGCCTATGGATCTATCAAGGTTCCTCTCTTTCCTCCTTTTGCAGGGCCGTGAGCGCCCTAGCGTCAAGTTTCCCCGACGCCAGAGACCGTCTTATGATGGTCTCATGACCCTGCAACGTTTACGCAAGCACGAGAGATGGGAGTTGGCCCATTCCGTTTCTTCAATTAAGCGCAGCCTGCCTGCAGGTTGCCTTTCTTGCGCGAACTCCGAGCGTTCGACTTGGGAGTCGAACGCTTTCTCCATACCCCCCTCCTCACCTTCTGACTACCTTCGCTTTGTTAGGAAGGAAGTTTCGAAGATCTTCCCTTACAATTGGGACAAGAACTATGCCGATTTTGTCTGGCGTCATTGTCCAAATGCATCTGCAAGGATGAACAGTCGCAGAGCCGACCATCACTTTGCAGGGAAGGGTGAGATCTTCCGTCGACAGTGCCTCACTGGCAAGTCCGTTCTTGTGGACGAGCCAGTGCGAGCCCGGTATAAGGCGGTCATGAGCGCTGGGAAGAGTAGACCACTAGTAATCTATGATGAAAGTGTCGAAATACTAGCGCCTCTTCATAAGACTATCGAATCAGTCCTTATGAAGCAACCATGGCGTCTTGTCGGACCACCGACGGAGAAGGTAATTTCATCTGCCTGTGTTTACCCTTGCCAGACCTCGGTAGATCTGGTGAGCGCCACAGACAACCTGTCCTTGGATGTGACAGAGGCGATACTGGGGACTTTGCTTCGAAAGTCCCGCAATATTCCTGGACAGGTGCGCCTACGGGCGTTCCAGTCACTCCGACCGCTTATTGATTGCGGCGGTGAGGAACGGGAAGTATCGCATGGACAGATGATGGGGAGCTACCTCTCTTTTCCCTTGTTATGCCTTCATTCGTATCTCGCGGCGCGTTGGGCGCTGGCAGAGAGAGAAGGTGTAATTCTTGTAAACGGGGACGACACGCTCGTCTCGGCAAACGTTTACCTCGAAGCGTCTTCATACCCTAGCGGGTACAAGCTTAACGATCTGAAGACGATTCGATCAGGAACAGTCGCCGAAATCAATTCGACAGCATTCCTAAAGAATTCAAGGGGTAAGTGGCGTGAGATTCGTCACTTGCGGAGAGGCGGATTTCTTTCCGACTACCACGGTATGCTACACGGCGCAGCTGCTGTCCGTGGCTCTGTGGAATGGACGAACGCGTTTATCCGTTCCAGAATCGGAAAGAAGTGGGGGTTCCTACCCTCCCAGTTGGGATTGCATCCCAGATCGTATCCCGCTCATGAGCGAGAACGATCGATGTCGAACAGGATCTTCACCTGTCTACCGGGGCCCCCAACAGAGGCTTCGACATCACTTCTAGCTGTCCGTAGAGAGCTAGATCCCGACGAGAAGATTGCCATGTATCTCCACCAGTGGAGATATGGTCGGGAGGGAGGTAGGAAGAGAGACGTATTTAACCCCAGGGTGGGGGAAGTACGTCGGACCTACGCGTACAGGGCTGTGAAGCCCTGGAGTCGACTTTCCTATCTTGGGAAGTTGAGGTCTTTGAAGTTGACCGCGCGTAGAGAGGAGGAAGAACTACGTTTTCTGCCCGCAGATTACGTCAGTAAAAGAGAGGACGAGATTCTCGCCGAGCTGCGCAGGTTTGGCTCGTCAATGTTCGAGAATCTCTAGGGGTGTGGTCTCTAGGCCGGAATGTACCAGGAGGACTATCGGTGGCGGCATGATCCGCGGCGCCGCAAGTAACTAGGCGTGTTAGTCCCGTGAATGGTACGGAGGGGGTGGAATTGCAGATGAGGTGGTGCCACGCCGAAAGGCGTAGGTCTACGTTCTCCTTGAAAGCCCGAGCGGAAACTCTCGGAGTTAGTAGGGACGTAGCATCCTTCCCCGCCAACAACGGTGCACAAGACATTGTGTGTCAATCCTCTGTGTTTCGAGGAACCGTTTGGAGTTGGATAGGCTTGCGTTAAGTAGGCCCCCTTCTGCATGACTGCCAGGATTTCTGGTTGGTTACAGTCTCGTAATGGTTAGCGACC